AATCCGGACGTTAAGAAACTGTTAGATGATAATATAATAAACACAGTTGAAACGTTTGAAGATTTACCAATCGTTCATACAGGTTGCGATACTTACGCAAGTATCTATCCAGAATTTAAAAAGTTTATGATGGATCGAACTGTAGACGAAGTTGTAGAACATTTGCTGAGTTTAACACCAGAAGGCAAGTGGACTATGGATAATGGGCAAGATGTTCATTTGATATTTACTGGGGGAGAACCTTTACTAGGTTGGCAAAAACTGTATATCGAATTACTAGAACATCCTAAAATGAAGGACTTAAAAAATGTCACGTTTGAAACAAACACTACTCAAAAACTTAGACCTGAGTTCAAGGACTATCTCGAATCTCAAGATAGACTACGAATTACATGGTCATGCTCGCCCAAACTTTCTGTATCAGGTGAGGTTTGGGATGATGCTATCAAGCCTGAAATTGCTCGGTCTTACTACGATATTCCTAATAGCGATCTTTACTTTAAATTTGTGGTCGCTGATGCAATTGATGTGGACGAAGTGTCTCGTGCCGTTGTGGCATATCGCGAAGCGGGCATCGAAGTCCCTGTATACGTCATGCCGCTTGGCGGTCACTCAGACGAGTATCAAACCAACACCAAGCAAGTCGCAGAACTCGCAATGGAAAGAGGCTGGAGATACACGCCAAGACTACACGTCGACATCTTCGGAAACGCCTGGGGAACTTAACGACGAAGTAGTTGAAAGTATTAGGAGATATATGTAAGTGTCTAATGCAAGTTGGTTAGTAAAGTGTGAACCTAGATCAGGCTCGCATTTTACATGTGAATATCTTAATAAAGTATACCCAACATACAAAGTATTGGTTACTAAAGATTATGTCAACGAAGAAATCTACATAGATCAATGCAGGAAAACAAACCAAATAATACATGATCACAGTTATTGGATTCCAGAAAATGAGACACAAAACTATAATCTAGTGATTACATATAGAAACGACACTTGGGAACAAATAGCGAGTCTGATGCTAGTTCATTATATAACTAGAGAATCTGGAGCATCACACTTACCAAATCAAAGTTATACAAATAAAAAAATAAATCCCGTATTTGTTCCCGAACGTGTTCTTTTAGAATGTATTAAACTTGTTTTATTTACTAAAGGTAACATAAAAAACGCATTAGAATACAAATGGAAATCTGTACATAAACTAGAATTTACTGATATTATACAAAAAAATGCTTTAGACGTATTTGGTGAAAGAGTTTCTACAGACGAGTTTAAGAATGTAAAAAGTCCGTATTCTCCTGAAGAAATGATTTTAAATTATAAAGAATTATACGATATGTATATACAATATAGGAATGAAAATGAAAAACTTTTTTAAAAAACTAACTGGTTTAGATAAAGAAGAGCAACGTATTGCTGAAGAAGAGTCTGCTCTTTTAAGAAAAAAAGATCCAAAAGAAGCGGCTACTAGGAAGAAAGAGCCTTATGTTGCTGTTTTAGATACTCATGTTAACAAAGATAATATACGCAATGGGTTTTTTGAATTGGATTGGAACGAATACTTTATTCTTGAATTAAAGCAAAACGGTTACGGAGAAGAAGGTGATCCAGATGAAGAAATTGTCGATCGTTGGTTTCGAGATATTGTTTATAATATGCTTCAAGATGAAGGTTTAGATACTGATAGAGGCGCCGGATACATAAATGTTGTTCCGATATCAGAAAGTAAATCGGAAGTTAGTTAATGTCAATTACACTTGAGTATTTTGGTTCTTTAGATAATGCTACAGGAAACTTAGGATTATTTGAATTAGATCCGTTAATTATGGAACCAATCCCAGCACTAAAATACTTACGACAAAAAGAAAAACTAGACACTTTCAAATGTCCTGCTTTTACTGATTATTTGAAAAACGTATTTTATATTTGTAGTCCACTTGACTTTACTATTGTAAAAGAAAATAACAAATATGCAGTAATAAATGACAGGGATAATTCAAATTTAAACCAATTACTTATTGTTGGTCTGCCAGAAACTAAGTCACTTAATAACCAACCTATGTTAGGAATTCTTTTACAATATATGTTTTTAAATAAAAAGGATAATATTTCTATGCAGATTATTGATCCTCCTTTGGTTTCTAACCCGTTGACAAATGTGTGCGGAGAGTTTAATATAAGTAAGTGGATAAGACCTACAAACTTTTGTTTTTTCCTACACGAAGATTGTGAATCAATAAGTTTTAAAAGAGGCGATCCATTATATGCAGTTAAGTTTTTAACTGATAAACAAATTGATTTTAAGTTAATATTAGACGAAGATAAACGTATGAGTATATTATCAGAAGCACAACGAGCAGGCTCGTTAAAAAAATGGTACCCTCGATTAACATTAAATCAATGTTATAACCTTTTTGCTAATAGAATGAAGAATTTTTGGAAATGAGCACTTACATACTAGTTGATACAATGAATACTTTCTTCCGAGCACGACATGTTGTTCGCGGAGATATTGATACAAAAGTCGGAATGGCTTTGCATATTACGTTTAACTCTATTAAAAAAGCCTGGCAGGATTTCGATGCAGATCATGTTGTTTTTTGCTTAGAAGGACGCAGTTGGCGTAAAGACTTTTATGAGCCTTATAAGCGCAACAGACAGGCAACTCGAGATGCAATGACTCCTCGTGAAGCAGAAGAAGATAAAGTATTTTTTGAAATATTTGACGAGTTTAAGAGTTTTGTATCAGAAAAAACAAATTGCACTGTATTGCATAATCCTGTACTAGAAGCAGATGATCTTATTGCAGGTTGGGTACAGAATCATCCTGAAGATAACCATGTTATTATTTCAACAGACGGTGACTTTGCACAGTTAATTGCTCCTAATGTACGTCAGTATAATGGTGTTAGCAATACTACTATTACACATGAAGGATACTTTGACGACAAGGGTGCACCTGTAATTGACAAAAAAACTAAAGAAGCAAAGCCTGCACCTGACCCTGCATTTATGTTGTTTGAAAAGTGTATGCGTGGCGATACTAGTGATAATGTGTTTAGTGCATATCCCGGTGTTAGAAAGAAAGGCACAAAGAATAAAGTAGGACTCATTGAAGCATTTGCCGATAAACAAACAAAAGGCTACAACTGGAACAACATGATGTTACAACGTTGGGTAGATCACGAAGGTGTCGAACACCGTGTGCTCGACGACTACAATCGTAACGTTACACTTTGTGACTTAACTGCACAACCTGCTGATATACGAGAGATAATTAACAATACTATTTCTAACGTCGAGACTAAAAATATTAGTCAAGTAGGAATAAAACTAATGAAATTCTGTGCAAAGTGGGATATGCAACGTATTGCAGACAATGCTCAACTATATTCCGAACCACTTAATGCAAAATATAAACAAGAGGAGTATGCATAATGAAAACAAGCAAAATTATTGCAAGGCCAATTTTACAAAATAAGTTTTGGATCTTGGAAGATAAAGGAGAAAAGGTCGGAACCATTAGTGTAAACGACGAGCAATATCTTTTTTCTGGAAACGCTGGTACTGAAATTTTTACTTCTTTAAAAAGTTTACAAAAAAAGTTTAATATAGAATTTTCAAGCACTGAACAACCTGTTGATAATGCTATGGAAAAAATTGTTTACGGGTATCCTACAAGTTGCATGCCTTTTAATACAATGTATGATGTAAAAAGAAAACTTCCTCTTTTTACTAAGAGTTCAAAAAGTAAAAGTTTATATTGTGCAGGTTACTATATTATTCATTTTGATAAAGGTTGGGTCAAATCATTTTGTCCTAAATTAATTACTGTAGAAAGATATGAAACTCAAGGTCCTTTTAAAACCGAATTAGAAATGCGCACGGAGTTAAGTCGAGTCAATGCAAAATGAACCTATAAACACTGCGTCTATTATCCAATTTATACAAAAAGTTAAAAGTGCAGATAACAGCAGAGCAAAAGAAGTTAAACTTGATATCACTAATGCTAAAAATTTAGCATACACTTTAGGAATAGTAATGTCTAGACTCGAAGGAGATCTAGAAAAACTTCTAGTCAAACAAACAGACGGCTCTAATGAAGTTATAGAAGTGAAATTAGATTCAGGTAATAGTTGGTAAAATTAGATAAATATACGTAGTTAATATTTTAGGATTACGTATATGTCAAGACCAAAACCAAATGTTTTATTAGAGTTTGTTAATAAAAAGAACTATAAATCAGAACAAGTTCTGGAAGCAGAAGCAATATGGGCAGTATTCTATCAAGGTAGCCCATTCAATTTAAAATCTGCCAATATTTTAACAAGTTATCCCGGTCCTAAATACAAAAAAGTGTCTTTTAGTAATCCAGGACATGCTCACAATCTTGCTAAAAAATTAAACGAAATGTTCAATTGTACAGATTTTGAAGTTTTCAAACTAACTTCTGGTGAGAAAGAAGTCGAATGAACTGGAAGGAAACATATACAAAAATCTTTCTAAAACAGGCTGACAAAACTATAAACGATGCCACAGTTACAGAATATCTTCCTCGATGGTGGCAAAACACTCGAAATAAAGAAACTGGCGGGTTAAGACTTACTGAAGAAGGCTTGGACTTTATAATGCATAATATAAAACTTCAAACCTACGAAGTTCCTTACCCAGCAGATTTCGAACTTACTACTAATTCTGTTATTTGGTTAGATAATTTTATTGATTGTCCATATTATATTGGTAGGAAGTCTATAATTGTCACTAATGAAAAGAAAGCCGTGGAACTTACTTTGTTTTCAGGTGATATTAGAAAATTTGGCATTACAAAAGCACTCAAAAGACAAGAGAAATAGTTGACTTTATAATAATAGATGCTATACTGTAAGAGTAATTTACATAAGCACTGATTAATAAGGAATACACTATGGAAACTATTGTAAGGCAAGTAACTCCAAACAATGCAAAAGCAAGTATTTTGCACTCAATGTCCAAGAAACGACCCATTTTTCTTTGGGGTCCTCCAGGTATTGGTAAATCTGATATTGTAAAACAAGTTACTGATACATTTGATAACTCTTATCTTATCGATATTCGCTTGTCACTTTGGGAACCTACAGATATCAAAGGCATTCCATATTTTGATTCAAATGCGGGTAAAATGGTTTGGGCTGAACCAGCAGAACTTCCAAGCAAAGAGATGGCAGAACAGTACGATAATATTGTTCTTTTTCTTGACGAAATGAATTCTGCGGCACCTGCTGTACAGGCAGCGGCTTATCAGTTAATTCTTAATAGACGTATTGGACAGTACGAACTGCCAGACAATGTAATGATTGTTGCGGCTGGTAACCGCGAAGCAGACAAGGGTGTTACTTACCGTATGCCTGCTCCGCTGGCTAACCGTTTTGTTCACTTGGAAATGCGAGTTGACTTTGATGACTGGTTCCAGTGGGCTGTTGCTAATAACATACATCAGGATGTTGTTGGTTACTTAACATTTAGTAAGAAAGATTTATATGATTTCGATCCTAAATCACCTTCACGTTCTTTTGCAACACCTCGTTCTTGGTCGTTTGTAAGTGAACTTATTGAAGATGAGTTAGACGAAAATACCAC